TATCATACATTTCAGAGTTATCGAACATATTAAATGCCGCTTCAATATTTCCGTCAGAAGGTGATAGATCATCTATTCCACCAACAAGCACAGCATTAACAACAGAAGCTAAACTTACAAATGTAACATTAGCAGCGGGTGTTCCCCAGTTCGAACCAACCGCAGGATGATCCATCCAGTACACATACTTAGAGGTATCATTGATAACATCTTTGTAATAGTTTTTCGTTCCATCTTGTTTCTTTGCGTTAGAAGCCTTAGATACATATGAGAATTTTTCTAGGATACCACCCTTTACACCACTAATAAGACCTAGAGCGTCAATAACAATGATGTGTAGTTCGTCTGCGCTACCACCTGCTTCACTAGCAAAAGTAGAGGTACTAGGTGCAGAATCGAATTCGTCTTTATAATCCCATGTGGCATGTGTACCACTGTCAGACATGGAAACTCTGATAGAGTTACCAATAACTCCAGGATATTTTGCAGCGAATTCTCCGACTGATGCTGAACCATTAGCATATGTGGTGTCATATACGTCCCGGTTATTGATTGCAAGAGCAGTACCAGAAACTACCGCATTACGTGCTAATGCTCCTTCTATTCTACAGACATATAAGCTGTTAGAATATGATAGGAAGTTAGCAGCGGTTAAAAATGAAGTGAAATTGCCATCTTTTGGTTTACCAAACATGGACACTAGTTCGTTTTCAGAAGTCACTAGAACTGGATCCATAACAGGACCCCACGCAAAAGCTCCAGCGAATGCTCCTACTGATGTAGATACGGCTGGTACGATATTAGTAAGGTCTCTTTCTGTTACCAGAACGCCCGCGCTCATTTGAAATGCCATAAGTTATTCTCCTTTATAGTTCACAATCAAAAAGTTCTCCTCTTTTTCTAACAACTTGACAAGCTTTTATCGATTGTGTATAATGAATTGTTGTTATAAAATGAAGATTTATATTTCTATATTACAGTATTTATTGTTTCTAGAAATTCAATAGTTCAATTTGTTCTTGTGTTAGTTGATGTAATATCCCATCGGGTAATCTTGTGTTATCCTCTTGTTGAGTAGGTATACCATCAAAATAATAACCGAAAGGAGTCATTGACTCATCTATCATCCTTTGATTCTTATCTGTTAGCTTCTTTCTCAAGTCATTATCAGACAACTCTTGGAATATATCTTGCTTACTTAGCCATGCAAACAACCATAAACAAGTACATAAGTCATCATTTACTTTAGGGTCCTCTGACGCATAAGATTTTTTAGAAAGTACAAATAGGCCTAATTCTTCAATAATTCTATGTGATGTTACTTCTAATTGGTCCTTTTCTACAAGTTCTTTTAAAATAGAACAGCCTAGACTTTTTACTTTCTTAGTGGTTCTTACTCCTGGATATCCTCTATTTTGTGTCAGTTTATCATCCGCTGTAAAGTATAGATTTTCATACTCATATTCTTGCCATATAATGTTAGCAACTTCTTCACCTAGATCGTTTACCTCAATGAGAATGAACGCTTTATTATACTGCATAGCTGTATTATATATTAAGTGCGGATATTCAAGAGTGGATATCGTATTGTCTTTGAATGTACCAACAACACGGTACGGCATGGTCGATATATCAAATATAACAAATGCTGAATAATCTAAGTGTCTTCCTCGTGATACGTCAACCGTTATAGCGTACGGTGTGTCTGGTAGAGGTTTTTCAAATAGTTCTAGATTTTTATTTTCATATATTGGGTGTTCATAGTTTAAATTACCAATCTTTACACCGTCAATCAATGTATATGAAGAACCTAGGAATTGGGCTTCTACTTCCTGATTGTATCTAACAGGTCCAAGTTGATTTTTTTGTTCATCTGCCCACTCCTGATCTCGCTCTGGGTGTTCTGACCAGTGACCTGAAATTGGTATGAATCCATTAATATCATTCTCTGCATCTACCCATAATTTATGATAATGATTTAGACCATTTGGTGTAGATACAATAGCAATCTTAGATGATTTCGAAGATGATATAGTCGGGAATACGGATGCTATGAATTCACTAGCTAAGTTAGATCCCAAGAATGCCATTTCATCCACTAGAAGCAAGTTAATAGAAAATGATCGACAGGCACTAGGAGATGTTGCAGCAGCAAAGCATTTAGAACCATTTTCAAGTTCTAGTGACTTCTTATTCCATTCTACAATACCTTGTTGAAGCCATTGAGGTAGATTTTCAATACTAAACTGGACTCTACTAAAGATTTCTACAGCAGTAGCTTGTTTATTACCTAGAATTACGGCAGTCTTATTTTCATTGAATAGAATGTACCAAGCAAAGTATCCCGCGATAACAGAAGACTTTCCAAGCTGCCGCCCTACCTTTGCAATGATCTTTCTATTTTCATGGAAAGCGGTAATGATTCTTTTCTGATAAGGATAAAGTTTAAATGGAACAATGCCTCTATCCAATGAAATAATTTTTACATATGTCTCAATGAAATATATAGGATCAGCAGAGCACTTGATGTATTCTTGTACCTGATCCGGCGTAAATTCAATCTTAACCCCAGCAGCCTTGAGGTTAAGATTTGATTTATATATTGGAGCTTTAGTTATTATTCCCATGTTTCACTTGTGATTTCAAATGTATCCGGATCACCTTCTACAGTATATTTAACAATAGGTTCATCTATATTAGCAATTGCTTTATAAATTACCTTACCATCATCAATAGAGTTATATAGGTTCAACTTAGCAGAAAAAGTCAACGTATGTATAACTGTTCTCTTATCAAATGCCCCCTCATATTCATCTTCAAATGATACACCTTGTAAAGTAAGCGGTATATCCTGCACAATATTCATTTCTGGTATTGCATTGATAGAAATAGTATATTCGGGTCCAAAATTAGGTAGAATCTGTTCTATAATCTGAAGAGCATCTTCCTGTGTCTTGGTTAGTATATACAATTGCATATCTAACGTATATGGTACAGGAGCAAACATTGATTTAGAACTAGTACCATCATTACATACTATTTTATTCATTTTAGGTACTTTTCTAGAAGAGTCATACCTATATCCAGTAATCTCAAATGCCATTCTTGGCATTGTAACATATGTATGATTCTCTAGAGATGGATCCTGCTCAGTACGTACTAACCATTTTTCTTTTGGTCCATATGCTATGGGTATTTGAAGTGTCTGTACTACTTCACCTTTTACTGAATCGTCTTTACGTCTTTCGATGTATATGTTAGAGAAGAGTCTTCCGAAACCAATTATAGTTTTTCTTATAACTCCATGGTAGAATATCTTATTATTTAACATTAGAATTCCCCAATCTCAATAATTCATTACGTAACCATTCATCTGATTTGTTCCATATACCTCCAGATGGTTGTTTCATATTTAACTTGATATAAATTTCTTTTAGTTTCAACACATCTGGCCTTCTTTTTCTAATATTATTTCTTTTTGTATTATTTTCTTTACAGAATTTACTTCTTTCTTCTTTATGTTTTTCGCTTGTAAAATAATTCTTACCATCTTTTACTTGTTGTAGAGTTTTTTCTCTAATTAAATCTTTATTGGTTTCCTGTTGACACCAATGAGTGCCATTTATAACTCTATTATTCATATTATCTCTAGCTTTATCTTTCGCAACGTCTGTTTTACTATAGCTAGATTCTCCATATCTTTCTTTACAAGTATTTTCTTTTTTTAACTCGATGTCTTTATTAGATAATACACCAATATAGCCATATCGTTCTTTACATGTTTTAAATCGTTTCTGTAAAGATAACATAGAAGGTTTTACGCCGCCCTCTCCGCCATTTGTCATATTAGTTAAAGTGCCCAGATTTAAATCGCTTCTGCCAATAATTTCAATTAAAAATATTTCTAATTCGATAGCTTGTTCTCTTGATAAATTATCATCAACTTTAATAATATGAGGCAATCTGTCTTCATTTACAATCTTTTTAACTTTATTAACTTTATGTGAGTTGCCAGATACTATTCTATCTTTCATCACTTCATTTAAGTGATGAAACATTCGATCCCCCGTTCCCATACCTACATAAAACGGAATGTTATTATCCTCATATATGTACACATAATACTTATTCATTACATGT